ATAACAACAATACAATTGTATAATTTATGTAAAAATTATGATATCAAGTCATCATATATATCTAGTTTTAATGAAATATCGCCTTCCTTACCATCAATTAAAAGTATATTAACTAGGATGCCAATATCATTATCCTATATATATAATCAATTAAAACCGTGGAGAGAGTGGTCAATGATAAGCACGCGTTTTAATTATAATTTAGAAGTATATTTGAATAAAAATAGCATTGTATACAATGGTTCTATATTTTCTAGTGAAACTACCTCAAATTATACTTCTTATTTTACAAATAATGAAGTGACTGATATAAAAACTATAATAAGTAATTTATATAAAAATAATATTTTACAAACATATAAAATCGATATAATGAATGAATTATATAAAGTAGAATTGTATCTATCAAACTATATTACATTATATCTTTCACAAGACTATTTTTGGCAAAATATTAATACAATAATGAAAGAATTGGTAGAGAATTTTATTGGAGATTATAAATGGACTATTTATAATAATGTAATAATGATTATAACAGACGATGATGTTCTTGAAAAAGATTTATATCCAACTAATTTTATAAATAATAATAATATATTATCAAGAACCAATTACATATCATCAGAAATAGATATTATATATAATAACAATATAATAACTGTATCACGTAATCCAATTATAATTGACAATGAATTAAACAATATTATAGAGAAAAATAATAGTATATATTTTAGTTCAATGTATGGTGTAATGATGGACAGTGTAATAATTTTATTAAACAATATGAAGAAAGATAGAGACAATTTTATAACAACAGATTCAATTCATTATCAATACATGAATAGTGAGATGTATTATATTACAAAAATATATAACAGTCTAGTAACTAATATGAATCAATTAACTAAATTAGATCTAGTAACATGGGATTACGATAATTATACATCAACTGGTAAAAAATATGATTATTTATTCAATGAAAACTATTTTGGAATAATGAGTAGAACAAAATATACAATATTGGATTCAACTAATATAAATACAATGTATATTAAACCATATAATGTGGGTAAATTGGCATTACAGATACTTGATAAAAATAAAATAAATAAATTACAAACTAATAATATATTTAGTTATAACTTGGGTTTTAATGATATGATGTTACAATCAACTGAGATGATAAAAAGTAGTAATAAATATACAGTAAATATATTAGATAATTATCAACATTTAAATGATATAGTTGTAAACGAGAAACAAATAAATGCTGATAGTATAATATTTTATTCAAATAAAATAATTGAGCCAATTGACGTATCGGTTAAAGTAGAAGAATCATATAGTATTACAAAAAAAACAGACCATGGGACAATATATCAAATGAGTGTAGATAATATAATTACAATTAATGAAAAAATATATTATAATGATAAAATTGTATTATATTTAGAAAATATAAATAATACCGAGTATTTAATTTGTACAAATACTATTGATTTATCTAAATCAAATATAATAAAATTGATTCTACAAGTTGCAATTAAAAGTTATACAACAAATAATGGAAAAACAGTTATAAATTTTTCTGATAATATTACAACATTGTATAATTATATCGAAATAAATGATATTATTTATAATTTACTAGTTAATTCGGATGGGTATTATATTGAAGATAATGTAACTATTAATACAGGAATATTATATAATGTTATTAGATTTTCGCAGATAAATAGTATTATTAATAATAATAAAATGATAATGGATCTTGAATTAGATCATGTGATAGATCCACAAAGTTATAATATTTCTGATTCATTATTAGATCCAAATTTCATTATATATGATAGTGATAATATGATAAATCAAACAATTGAATTAATTACAATACTTACACATAATAAAATTAGAGTGAAATATAATGGAACAATTGGAACTAATATAATCCATAAATATAATCTGAAACAATCAATCCCATATCGTATTAACAACATTGTAAATCAAAATAAATATTTTTATGAAATGGATAATATAAATTCAATCAGAATGACTGACACTATTAGATTTTTTAATGAGTATGTATCATATGATGGAACATTATATAGTGTTGGTAGTATTGTTAAATTTAATTTAACAATAAATTTAATAACTGATGATTTAAATGATTATATGATGGAAATAATAAAGAACTATAAATTAACATTTATATCATCTTATCAAAATACTATAATATTTTCAATACCTGATGATTTTAAAAATTATAATTATATATATACTTATTTTATTTATATTGATGGTATAAAATATAATATTACACCATATATTACATCAACAGAACTAATTATTACATTACCAACTACTATAACAATATATGATATCACTACAATAAATATAGATCAAATAGTTAAAATTAATAATAATAGTGCGAAAAGTTTACAATATAATACATTATATCGGGTGTCAACTGTTTTAAATTCAATTGTATCAAATGCTAGTAATATTTATATTCCAATTATAGAGACATTAGATGATAATTTAAAAGAATTTGATGCAAACTATTATTATAAATTTAAAAATACATTAGATTTCATAAATAATTATACAAATATATATTTAGTAGATGATAACAATTATATAAAAGGTGTAGTAATAATGATTCAACCATTATATATAATAATTGGAACAAATACAATTATAAATACACAATCTGTAAAAATATATACAGATGATTTTAATTATAGTGCAATAATTAATTTATCATCAACTAATTATATTTATCAAAAAGGAATATTATTAGAACAAATAGATGATACATCATATTATATGTTATATAGTGATAATTCACTAGAAGATTATGATATATTATCTAATACAACTAAAAACACTATTACCCTTAGTTTTAAATATTCAAATATCAGTTTATTAAATACATCCTATCCAAATACTGGATTTCATAAATATCCTGATACAACTAAAACTATTTTAAATGAAACAACTGTGTTAAATGATGTTAAATGGGTCGATGACATGCCAACTAAATTTTTTAAATCAATCCAATTAATTATAGATGATGATATTATAGAGAAATTAGATCATGACATATATACTATTTATAATAATTATATGGTAAATAATAGAAAACGAGAAGAATTTAATAAAATGACAGCAATTAGATATGATATTAATAATAACATGTATTTTTATTTACCAATTATACATACATTTACATTAAAATCAAAATCATATCTTCCTGTCGGAAAAATGAATAAAAGTAATGTAGTAATTAAATTTAATACAAATAAATTAGAAGATTTAATAGTACATACATCTAAACTAAGCTCGCTTAAATATTCTAAACAAGTTTATTCCAAGATTGATATTAATTATGATTATATTATAACAGATAGTCCTTTTCTATCCAATAACAAGAAAGAACCGGAATATTTATTATACGAATGTTTATACAGTTATCAAAATTTTATTTTAAATAATAGTATTGAAAACAATCATATAAATTTATATAATAGAGTGATTGATTTATTTGTAATAACAACCACAAAAAATAATGAATATACTATTAATACTATTGAAAATATTCGAGACGATAGATATATTGAATATCTTGATAATAATATTATTGATTTTAGAATATTTGATTTAATCGATGATGAGATAGCAATGAAATCAAATCGATATGTTTTATTAACAAATCATTCAATAATATCCAAATATAATATAAGATATGCAATGTATCTAGATGAAAAATATTTACAATATATTAATGAAAACTTGAATAATATTGATTTAAAATATTCTCAAAAACTAACTATCTTAATATTATATTTTACTAAAAATCATATAAATAAAATTAATATTATAAAGAATAATATAATTGATACAATGAATATAATAATTAATGGTCATGATATATTACCGTCGTTGCCATCATCATATTATAACAATACAATACCTTATCTGAAAGGACATATTCTACCAGATGGGTATTATATGTATAGTTTTGGTTATGATTCATTAAACTCACAACCAAATGGAATGTTAAATTTGAAAAATATAAAAGATTTTTTGATTTACACTACACAAAATATTGTAAATCAAGAAGTTAAATTAAAAATTTGTTCTAGAGAATATAGAATTTTAAAAATAGACGGAGGTAAAGGTAACTTGGTAAATTAAACTCGTCTTTTAGCGAAAGATGCCAATGTATCTGGTTTAACCATTGTAAGATAATATATACCAAACCCAGTTACCAAAGTAAGAATTACAGCAATAATTAAATTCATCACTAAAAATCCCTTGTTACCACCCTTGTCCGCTTTCTCGGGACATTTGTTGATTCCACTAATACCAATAGCAGATGAAGTCATACTTAATATTGATAAACAAAGTACAACGAAAAGAACTGTTCTTTTGCCAAACATATATATATATAAATAGAATAAAAAATTTATATATTTTTATATATTTTTATATATAAAAATATTATTAGATATAATTATTAGATATTAGATATTAGATATATTATTAGATATAATATTTCATATTACTATTACCATTTTTAATCACTAATATATTATAATAAATCCCATATGCTTTAACATTAATTGTATTTTGATAATTAATTAGTTTATTTAGATTCATTTGTATATAACTATCATCAATCATACTGAAATTCAATGTTCCCGATGGCATTAATTTGTTATTACCATTTAATCCAAAACTATATTGATAAATATGCTTATGTGTATTGGTTTTATTAATATAGTTTTGTAATACAGTATAATACTGGTAATTACCTAATTCACATCTTTGTATTGAATTAAATATTAATTTATTTGATTGTATTAAAGGTTCGTCATTAGTAGTCAATGGTAATGAAGAATAATTAAAATGATCATTAATCAATATATTACTATTCAATATTGCACGCCAAATTAGTTTTTGATGTGGATTAATTAATTGTAGTTTATAATTACTATTAATACTAGTAATATCTTTATCTAATACATTTAATATAATTGGAACTATATATTCTAATTCATTATTCATAAAAAACCATCTTTCTTCTCGATCTAAATATATATAATTTACAAGTAAATGCGCATCTTTTAAGACTGGTGGAGATGTATAAAAATAACTTTCGTCTTTTATTATAATACTATTAATACTTGGTACTACAGAAAATCCACTTGTGTCACCTGTAATCTGATATTTATTAATTACTGTTAAATTTGATGGTATTAAAAAACTATTATAGAGACTATCATAATATATTCTTTTTGTATTAATATCAAAATATATAAATTTACCTGCACTTTTATTATTATCAATATTTTGTCGAATAATTTCATTTTCTTTAAACAAACAAATATATGTATCAATTGTAAAATAATTAGTAGGTGATTCATTATAACACATTGAAAAATCATTTAATTCTAAATGTAATTTAACTTCTTGTTTTCCCAAAGAGACTAGAGGTAATGCCAAACTAGTAGATAAATTTGAAAAGAAAGAAAGTGGAATATAAAGTATTTTTCTTGATTTACCATTTGTATAATCATATAAACTAGAATCATGTGCGTTTTTTATTTTACTTGTTGAAATATATAATTCATTAAATATGTTTAACCAATCAGAATAATGTCTTGAAACTAAAATTCCTCCAATTTCAAGGTCTATATATTTAATCATTGCAATGCTAATTTTATTAGCCCATGCGAATTTTTTAATTCCATCTGGTAAAATAGAATGTTTTGATTTTGGAATATCAGGTAGTTCAAAAAATAAACTCATTTCATATAATAGATCTGCAGTATGAGATATATTAACTGTCATTCTTTTACCAAAGTTAGGTAATGATTTAAAATATTGTGGTAATACTTCATTTGAAATATTTGTTGTATTTTGATATACTTTTTTAAAAAAAGTTATACTTGGATTCCTACTTACAATATTATTCTCACTACCAACTGATGCTAATAATAATAATCCTAATCCCATTATTATAGTACTATAGAATAATCTGTTTAACATTTAACATTTAAATATTTTTTTCAATATAATTTAATAATGTTTTTTGATCTTTTAAATATTTATGTTTAATTTTATCATAATATTTTGTATATATATGTTTATTATCATTATTAAATACTATTTTATTATTACATACTTTTGATAATAAATCATATATTGTAATAATATTATCAGCTATATAATATTTATTTTCAAGATTATTATGAGATAGTATCATTTCATCGCATAATACATCATTCATCAAAGTACTACAATGAGTCATTATTTTTGATATGCCTTTGATCTTCCTCTCAGAATATTTATTTAGTTGTTTTTTTAATTTAGTAATTATATTAACTTTTTCTAATAATAATTTAATATATTTTTTTAATCCAGGATTTATATCTTTTATTTTTAATAGAACTACAGTACGTTGAATCCAAGATTCATAAGACTCAAAGTGTTTTTTATTTACATGATCATATTTAAAATTAAGAGAATCAAGAATCCTAACTGCTTCACATACATCCATGTCTTTAACTTCTTTTATAATATTATCTGAGAATGTATCTTGGTTCATATATTTTTTAAATTCGGTAACATCTTTTCCTTTGAAACAATATTCGAGATAATCAATACATTTTTTATGAGTTTTATTTTGTACGAAACATTGTTCGACTGTATCAAGTAAGACCATATCATGTTGTTCCATTAAAGGAGGTTGATTTTTTATTAATGTTTTTAAAATAATATTACAAATGAGTGTATTAAATGAAAAATATGTATTATTTGATATATTATATGATTTATCACTTGAACCCAGAGGTACAATGCCAGTAAAACCAGTGATTTTATCTTTCATTCTAGTCATCATACTATTACTAGACCATTTTTTAATATCATTTGTTAAATCAATACTATTTTCTTCAATAATGAAAAAAGGTTGAATAAATTTAGAATATTTGCTATATTGTATATTATATTTATCAATAAATGTGACTGAAGCTAAATCCATACAATATGTTATCCATTCTTCATTCTTTTTTAAATTAATCATATATGGCAAGTTATATAAATTATCAGTTGTTAATTCTAATTTTTTATTAATCATATCATCAAGTATAATTACAAATAATATAGAACGCATATCATTTTCTTTAGTTGAAAATAAATATTTTAATGTTTCTATTTTTTCAATATCCATTAAAAATATATAGATTATTTCTTTTAAATAATCTATATATATATATAAATGAATATAAAAATATTGTTCATATCAATTAGCGTGGTAACTATTATATTTATAATAGGAACTATTATGTTTTACAAGAAATCATCACCATCATCTAATATATCAGAGCATTTAAAATCGGATAATAAAACATTAAAATATTTTGGAGGGGAAAGATGCCCTCATTCAAAAGAAGGTAGTAAAGCTCATATATTAATAAAAGCATTTGAAGAAATGTACCCAGATGTTAATATTGAATATTATTGGAGCAGTATTAGTACACATAAAGATGAATTTAAAAAAGCACGTGCGGATTATGTACCAACAATTACCAATGACAAGTATAAACATATTGAATTAAAGATAGGTGAAAATATTTCAACTATTGGTAAATCAGATATTGAATTAAAAAATTTAGTTTTAGAAAATGTTTATAATAATTTATAATTTATACAATTAAATCTTTTATAAATTCTAATTGTGTAACAATATTTTTATTAGTTCCTTCAAATCCTCTTAATGCTCCATACCAACAGCCCGCAATTGCTCCAACTGTATCATTATCACCAAAATGTAATGTAGAAAATATCACCATACTTTCCCAATTATAAATGAATGATGTTTTATCCTCTAATTTTAGTGGTAATGCGCTATTTTTTTTATTAGTAATACACATTAGAATACTATCATATGCCATAATAGTAGTACTAGCTCCATCTGTACCAATCGTGTTATATTTTATTTTGTTATGATCTTCATAAAATATTTCAATTAATTGAGTGAATCTATTACTACTATGCATATAATCAGGTGATGCCAATCCAAATTTAGAATGTCTTATTTCTTTATATTTATACCATTGATTCCAAAAAATATCTTTATCTCGCATATATTTTTTATAAATAGACATTTTTTCAACTATCTTATCAATTGTTTTATTTTCATTTAATTCTAATAACATATTACACCATTTCCATGGTTCTATATTATTAATAGCATAATGTGTAAATAAAGCGGTTACCATGCCTCCCAAAAATCCAAGTGGATAATTATGGGTTAATCTACTAGAAAGAATTGATATTTCTATTATTTTTTTAATATCAGTAAAATATATCCCAATAAAACTAGTACGCATTGCAGCTCCATTTCCACCCATAGTATCAGAATAGTGTATTTTATTTATATCACGATATTGTTTTAAAATATTTAATGATTTTAAGGTTGTTATACCACTTGCTCTTTTCTTTTCTTGTAGTAATTTATATATATCAATATAACATTTAATAAAATGTTCTATTTTACCTCCCATTATACATGCTTTCTTTGTTGCGATCATCATTATAGTATCATCACTCGCATCCCAAGTACTAATATTGCTATTAAATCCTCCCATAGCAAAAAACTCGTGTATAATCTCATTATTTATTAATAAAGCATCGGTTTGATTAGACAAATCAAGATTAAAATTAAATTCCCAGTCTCCATTTTTAAAACCAAGTGTATCTAAATATGATCCTAATACAAGTGAAGCGTTTATTTTTTCATTTAAATGTTTATCTTTAATTTTTTTATATTCCATTTTATAATTATAAAGAGATATAAAATAAAAAAATATATTTATAATAATAATATGCAAAAAGAAACATATTCATTTAATGAGTTGGAATTCAATTTATATGAATTAATGAACTTGCCTGTATCATGTTCTACCGAAGATGTTAAAAAAAAATTTAAAAAAATAATTAAGAAATTTCATCCAGATAAAATTACAAAATTAGAAGAAAAATTATATTATAATATTACTCTAGCATATCAAATATTATCAAATCCAGAAAGTAAAACAAAATATGATATGTGGTTATTAAATAGTAATGTGAGTCATATGTCATTAAAAAATGAACATAAAGAAGATAAAATGAATGTTAGGTCATATTTTCCGGCGACTCAAAAAGAAGCACAGGTAGAATTTGCAAAAATTTCAAATGATTTACTAAAAAAACATGGGAATTATATAGATGATACAAGAAATATAGCATCTATTTATAAAGATAAGGAAAAACATAGAAATAATATACCTGAAATAATTAAAGAAACATTTTCAAATATGAAAGATTTCAATAATAAATTTGTAGAAAGGAAAAAAAATGGAGTTTATTGTGATAAATTAGTTAAACTAGATACTACAATTATTCCGTACGAATCAAAAAATCCGGGATTTGCTGAATTAAAAGATTTTAATAATATATATAAAAAAACTAATACAATAAATCATGCTTTCTCATTAATGAATATAGATAATGCTATAAATTATGACGTGGATCCAGCTACACTTGTTGATGAATATAATAATACAACTAAACAAATAAATAATAATATTTCGTTAGATGATATTGGTATATAATCTAATATACAATAATGGTTAAAGCATCTGAATTAATTAAAATAAAAAATGATCGTAATAAACTGAAAAATAAAATATTTGATAAAATTTATGAAAGAATTGAAATCAAAATTACAAAAGCAAATCAATCAAATTTATCCAAATGTTGGTATGAATTACCGGAATTTATTTTTAATTTACCTTTATATAATATGGAATCATGTAAATTATATATTATAAAAAAATTAAAAATAAATGAATTTAAATCACATGTTATTAATAATATAATTTATATTTCATGGGATTCTAACTAATTTAAATATGTCAGTATTATTTATTCCATTAGACATCATATATGATGCATTATTCATATATTTATTTTGCATATTTAATATTTTATTATTTGATAATTTAAAACACATTGAAATTAAAATTATTATTATTAACAATATTAATAAAACAAAAATGATTTTTAATATATTTCTATTTATATTAAATTTTATTCCATTTATATTATATTTACATTGTGAATTATTTAATAATTCCATTAAATTTCCTCTGCACTTATCACATATTTTTACATGATCCATTAAAATACAATTATTTGTAGAATTATCAACCATATTATTGTCAGATGTTGATATTATTGTCTCAATTTCATTTAAAATTGGCATATTTTCAATTATTTTGTCATTTTTTTCAGAAATTGGATTATTAATAGTTTTTTTAGTAGAAATTGGTACTTGATTATCAGATTCATTTAAGATATCATTATCATTATTTTTATACATTTCTTTATCATCTATATGACCCCATGCATCACCAATATTCGAATATTGTATCATTAATATAAATAACATAGATTTAAAATATTATCGTTTGATATTAAAGAAAAGAATATATGATTATATATATGGCATCGGATACAAGTTCTGACTTGAATAATATATCTCCAACTATTAAATTAAAAAAAAATACAACAGATACAGATTTATATTTAGGATTAGTAGGAAATCCAAATAAAACATTAGCTGACGAGATATCTCCTTCATCATCCTTTAATTATAATAATGATAGTGAAAATGAAAATACTACAAATACTTCTAGTATACCTTCAGTTAATACAAATACACCTTTTGAAAAAAAAAAATCTAAAAAAAAATCTAAAAAAAATAATACAAGCTCACCTGATATATCATCTCATGTAAAATATAATAAAGTAACTATTACACCTCATTCTTCTGAAAATTATAATTCAACTTCTAACTCAAATTCAAAAAAATCTAAACCAGTTGAACAAACAGCTCAACAAATTAGAATGAAACGAATTGAATTACTTCGAAAATTAAGTGAAATTAAAAGTAAGGGGTACAAATTAAGCAAAGAATATGATTTCAATTCGTCAATTGAAGAAATGGAATATGAATATGATTTATTAAAAAGTTTTGCCGAGAGAAGAAATGGTATGAAATTATATAAAAATACTATATTAAATGTATCAAATGTTATTGAATTTTTTAATAGTAAATATGATCCATTCGGTATTCAATTAGAAGGGTGGTCTGAACACCTAAGTGTTGAAGTGGATAGTTATGACAGTGTTATGGAAGAATTATATGAAAAATATAAAAGCACTGGTAAATCAATGCCACCTGAGCTTAAATTATTTCTATTAATATCTGCATCTGCCTCTGCATTTCATTTTTCAAAAGCGTTCTTGACAAAAATGCCTGGATTAAATAATGTAATGAATATGCAACCTGAAATAATATCTAAAATAGTTAATGGTAATAAACCATCAAATCAATATATGACAGAACAAGAAATAAATATAGAAAATCAAAATAAAGAATTAAATGAACGAGAAAAACTGTTTAAACAACAACAACATCAACAATTTCAACAACAACAGCAATTTCAACAACAACAGCAATTTCAACAACAACCGCAATTTCATCAACAACAGCAATTTCAACAACAACAACCACCCCAACAACCGCAACAACCGCCACAACAACCACCTGTTGAAAATTTCCAAACATTCCACCAACCTGTAAATTTTAATAGTACTGTAAATCCAACACCAATTGGAACTCCATCTCAATTAATACAACAAAATGATCCTCGTAATTCAAATAAAATTACATCAAATGAGTCAGTTCAAGACATATTAAGTAGATTACATAGTAGAGAAACTGATACATTAAACGAAACACAAAATGAAACAAGTAGTGCAAATAATGATAGACTTTTATCTGATACAAGTGAAACATCGAAAAAAAGCAAAGGAAAAAAAAAGAAGAATCTCATGACAGTTACTTAAACAAGTTTACTAGTTAATTTAAAGATGTATGATATAAAATATATAATGGAAATACCTTTAAAAAAAAGAGGTCGTAAACCAAAATCACAAAGTGCGCCAATATTTAAAGGTAATACAAACACTGATACTCCTATTATTGCACATTTGGAAATGAATTATTCTGATATATCAGATCAACTATCTGATGATATATTTATAAAACACGACACAGTAAATTCATCAAAAATAAATTCATGTGAAAAAAAACCTAAAAAAACTAAAACTACAATAGACGAGCTTACTATTAAATTACAAAAATCAGAAAAAGAAAACAAAAAATTACAAAATATAATCGACGAGTTAACCAATAAATTACAAAATTATGAGTGTATATCAAAACCGTGTTTAGAACCATTAAATAATATGGCTAATTCAAAATGTTGGTGGTGTTCAAATAATTATGATAAACCCACAATTGAATTACCAGAATATTATTATAATAATATGTTTTAT